ATACTGCAGGTTGTTTGGAATGAAGAAATCTTCAAACATACCTTGTGGTGATTTACATGTGTTCTCTCCATTGTTTTGAGTTTCAAAACCATATTCAAGTTCACCATCATCATTTTTATTTACTTTACCAAATAACACTATAGAAAATAGACCTTCCAAAGTTAAAGTATTATCTATCATTTTACCAATAGTTTTTGCTTTGATTTTTCTATTTCCATTTATATCAGTTGCATCTTCTGAATGTGTTAAGAAAATTACAATTAAATCATCTCTTAAATCTTTAGGTAATTTTGCTACCATAGCAAGATTAGCTGCAATTTGAGTAAATTTATCATATCCTTTCTCATTAGCTCTATCAAAATATTCAAAAGAACTCATATACTGCCAGTCATCAATAACTAAAGTTTTAATGTGTGGCATTTTTTGATCCACATGATGTACAGCTTTAACAATCCCTGCTGCAGATGATGAGGATGCTAAATTTCCTTTTGGATTTTCTTTACTTATTAATGTATAATTTTTTTTCCAACCTTTAAATGGTAAAGGTTTATTTGCAATGTTTATAATGAATGTTTCATCTGGGTTTAAATCTCTTATTGCTGTTGACTTACCAGTTCCTGAGTCTGCAATTACTAATACACTTTGTGCCATATTTATTTATTTAAGTTGTTTATTACTTTAGTTAGTGTAATTAAACTTTGATTAATATCTTCAAGTTTATCTACTATTTTAGTTGTATCCGATTTATTATCAGGATTTGGTAAATCAAATATTGTATTAAATTTTTCATCTATCATTCCTGTATTAATTGATCCTCCTTTATGGTCCACACTTTCTTCTACAGCAGTTTGTTTATTCCAATTTCTACCTGTGACATCATTAATAACTCCTAATTCACTAACCGGTATCATATGTCTTACAAATCCACTATTACTTGTAACTAATTCATATTCTGTTTTCCAATGTGGATTATGTTTAACAATATATAAAGTTCTTTTAGGATCTTCACTTACATAATCAGAGCTTACAAATTCAGTATATATGTCTTTTTCTTTTTCTAATTCACTAGGAAAAAATGTAACATGTAACTCATCTTTTCCTGATGGTCTGTATGCCATTTTAGGAAGATATAATGCATTTACATTACCTGATATTTGAAAGTAATCTTCATGCTCTTCTTTTAATTCAGAGGTTCTTTGTTTTCTTTCTTCTGTTGTTATTGCCATAATATTTAAATTTAACGTCTTTCTTGTTGACCTGGTGTAGCCATTTCTTCTATTTTCATTTGTTCAAATTTTGCTTTAAAGAAACTCATTCGTGCATCACCGTTCCTTGCTTTAAGGAAATGTAGCACAAGAGTTCTATCATTTTCAATTATATATCTATCAGGGCCATAAAATCTAATCTTTTGTTTAGCAGGCCTGTTGATACCTATTAACATATCAGCATGTTGTAACATAGCATCTGAGCCAAATATATCTGATTCAAGTATATAATTACCATATTTACCATCTATTGCTCTTTCTGGGTGATCAATATTTCTATTAAGTTGAGATAGTGCAATAAATAAACATGGATAATCCCGTTTACATTGTGTAAAAAATTCTCCTAATTCAAATAACATATCTAATGTGTTATTTTGATAGGGTGCTCTTTTTACTAACATAGTATGATCTAATGTAATCATAGTTTTTGCGCCTTTATGCAAATCCATATATACATCAATCTGTTCACGCATTTGATTTACTGTCATAGGTGTAGAAATAATATCTACAGGATTTTTAACTCTTTCTTTTGCATATTGATGACAATGATTAATTACATCTGTACCAATAGTACTACCTGCACTACATAACTCTTTGTATGTTTTACCTGTTATAGAACTAAATTCTCTAATAGCTGAAGTTCTTCCAACCATCTCAAATTGAAACTCTAATACTCTAAAATCATCATTAGGATTTAATGCAAATGATTCTCTTATAATTTGATCTTTTATTAAAGTTTTACCTGATCCTGGTCTTCCACCAATTACAGTTAATGTATTCCATTCTATACCATCAGTAGCTGCATCATTGAACTTAGGCCATGGGGTGTATATAGATTTCTCTTCACCTTTTTGCCTAGCATACATATATTTTAATGCCTCATTAAAGGCAGCATATTGACCTACCCAAGATCCTGTAGGTTTACTCATTTTTGTTTTGGTTTAATAGTTTTAAAGCTTTGTTAAATCCAAATAGAAAACCTTTCCATAAATCAGTATTCAACTCACCATAACTTTCAGCTTCAGCAAACTCTAATGCTAAAGCTTCTATTTCTTCTTGTGTCATACTACTTTTTCTTTAAAGGATTGTTCTTCTGTGTCTATACCGTCCCTGATCATATCACAGTAGTCAGCTAAAGTTGAAGATTTTATTTTATGTTTATCTTGTTTGCATATAAAATACTGACTTGTTTGCATATATAAATATTCAGCATCTCTGTATTCATTTACATACATTTTAGTAGCTTTAATTACATCAATCCACTTATATTCATATGTTTCAAAAAACCATCTGAATGATTCTGCTAACACTTTAACATTAACTCTTGCAGGTTTACCACTAGGTAATCTTTTATTAGGAAATGTTTCTCTATAGATATTTATTTTTTCAGAAAAATCTTCACCCATTAATTGGACATCAGTTTTCTTTTTTGCTTTAATAAAATAATTATCTAGATGAGCTATAAAAGATTTAGCCTGAGCTGTTAACTTATATACACCATCATTATATGTTAAAAAACCTTCCGTCACTAAATCAGTTATTTCTATATCTAATTTAGACGGTACGGTAGTTTTTTTTTTCATTCCAAATAGGAGGAACGCTTGATTGGGCGTTAATTTGTTTTTTAATATTTTCTGGAAGAGTTCCCACATAGGCGTGTATTTCTTTTATTATATTGTTAAATGCATCAATTACTATAAATTCACTAGTAAAAAATGCGTTTTCTATCTGTTTGATAGAATTTATAATTGTTGCATGATCTCTTTTTATTAATCTCCCAATATCTGTTTTACTATAACCTTCTTTAAAAGCTATATAAGACATTGTTTGAACATAAACTAAATATGATCTTCTTCTGTTTCTATAGTCTAAAGATTTAACATCATTATAACAAGGATCATTAGCTTTTAATGCTTTAAGAGTACATGCATGAAGTGTTTTTAATGCTATTTTAACTTTAACTGGTTCTTCAGCTAAAACATGAATCCTAACACCAAAATTTATAAAAATACGTTTTTTGAATGCTTCAATTTCTTCTTTTTGTGTAAGTTCTTGAGTATTAATCATTTATTATTAATTAAGGGGTTACAAATATATCATATTTTACCAACTTATGCAAGTTTTACCTTGCATATCTAACTCTTTATTTATTTTTTTAAAAATACCATCTGCATTCCAAACATCATTATTATATGCTGCTGATGCAGGATGTGGACATGTTAGTATTATTTGTCCATTTAACAGTAATTGCCAACTTTCTGCTTTTCTACCCATCAATACAAATATGATATTTTTATCTTTTTTATTTATACAATCAAATACATATTCTGCAAATGCTTTCCATATACTTTGATGTGATCCTATTTTATTAATCTCGCATGTAAATGATGTATTAATAAGTAGCACTCCCTGGTGAGCCCAACGTGCTAAGTTGCATTCTTCTGAAGTAAACTCCGTTCTTCCTGTTATTTCTTTAAGAATATATTGCAAAGATTTTTCTATTTCGCTGGTGTTAGAACAACTAAATGCTAATCCATCTGATACACCTAAATGTGGGTAAGGATCTTGGCTTACTATAACTACTTTTAGATCATTTAAGTTAGTTTCTTTAAAAGGATTAAATGCGTCTTTAAATTTAGGTGTAAATCTTCTATCCTGTTCAACTAAATAACTTAACTTATCTGTTATACTATCAAATGCTTTACTATCTAAAAAAGGATTTAATATACCGTCCCAACCTGAGTCTTTAAAATTTAATTTTAATGTTTTCTTTATTTGGATTATATTTTCTTGCATATTTTTATTATCTTTGTATTATAAATACATTATTACTATGGCTGACGATAAACTACATTCGCAAATTACTTATGACTTTACTAAAGATATTAAAGACATAGATATTAATCCCGCATATATTCACGGTCTTCAAAGGATCACTAATACAGCAATTATTAATTCTGATAGAGGTGCTGATATGCCAGGTATCTTTGCTAAATTTGAAGAAATAGTTACTCAACATACTAAACCTGAAGAAGGAAAAGTAGCTATTGTATTAGATGAATTTGAAGCTGATATATACACGCTTTTTTCTTTAATACAACTTTTTAAATATAAAGCTCATGAACAAGGTTTAGAACTTGAAACAGAAACTACTGTAACAAAAGATGAGTTATTTAATTTAGCTAAGATGATAGAAAAAGGTGAAGATGTTACAGAAGCATTAAAACATATAAACTCTCAAATGACTATAGTTAAATAGCTACCTTAAGTTCATATTGCTAAAGTCTCCTATTTCTATACATGCTTGTATTGCAAGGTTTAGCTCATTTTTATCACAATCTGCAAATGATTTGCAGTATTCTTGCTTATCTCTTACAAAGCATAACCCGGCTGATCTTTTTACGTTTAATTTTGCTTCTTCAAACGTATAGCCGATTTCTTGTGCTATTTCTCTAATCATAGCATGTAACCGGGCTAACTGTGGATTACTCCCTTTATCACCGCTTACTCCTATAAAGATCTCTAATTTAGAGTCATCAGGTAACTGATTCAGGAACTTTTTAAATCTTGTTCCTGTGGCTTTTATAGGAAAATGTAATTCTCCATCTTTTATTGTGGCTTTTATAAATAAATTGTCTTTCATATAGTTTTATAATTAATTACATTGGTTTCCAAAATTAGAAAGAAAAATTAGTAGATCTTCTGCTGCTACAATTCCATCTCCATCAAAATCACCTTCACATTCAGATTGAATGCAAGATGCATAATTAGGATGTTCTGTTAATAATGGATATACAAACCCATCTCCATTTAAAACAAATGCTGTTCCTATATCAGCACAATATATTATAGTGTATCCTCCTGCTGGTAACCCAAAGTAATGAGCTCCTCCATCACAGTCTTGATATTGAAAGTTTGTCCATTTCTCAGCTCCTACAGAAGTAAAAACATGTTGATTGCATTGTGCTACTGTATAAAATGGTAGACAAAAAAGCAAGAAAATAAGTAAGTTTTTCATACTATCTAAATATTGTTATATGTCCGGATTCTTCTAGTATTTCTGGTGAATCTTCTCTTCTACCATAGAAAGTATAAACATATACTCCATCTGTTGCATAATATCCGCTTCCATTTATACTACCGTCCCAAAAAGGATAAGAGTTAAAGTTAAAATCATAACCGTGGTAAATCATTTCACCCCATCTATTAAAAATTCTGAATTCAACATCAACCCAACACTCTAGATCATAGGTAATTTGCCATACATCATTTAAACCATCACCATTAGGTGTAAATGTATTTGGTATATAAACAGTCCACGGCCAACATTCACTAATACCAGGCGGCTCTATACACTCTTCACCGGTTTCACAATCTATTAATAAAATTTCAAAAATACTTAAGGTATCTGTAATATATATGTAAGTTGTATCATTAATATATATTTCTACGTATTCTATTAC